CGCACCGTACAAATCTAGGATTCGATTGCGATAAAGGGCATCAAACATCACTTGTGGGGATTTTACAAATTCAGCGTAACTTTCTGAGACGCTCTTAATCTTCCCATTCAACAAAAAGTACTCCATCAATCCTGCCATCATCGTTTGTACCGGCTTTAAAACATCTAAAACCGGGTAAGCATTCATCACTTCTCCCATCAAATCATGTAGCACCGTAACAAAATTGGATATCAAATCCATTAGTGCCGTACAATCTGTTATCTTTTTCCCTGTTAAGGTCATAAAACCTTTCAACCTATCTATAGTCTTGCTCGATACTCCAAAAGATGCAAATAACGCTATGTCATTAAAAGTCAAGCCATAAGATTGAGGGCCGAACAATCGTCGGTTCGCCGCTGATACTCTCTTATACATTGTAAATAATGTTAATAAGGTTGATAAAACCTTAGACGGCGTAAAATATCCATCTCTAATATTCAAAAGCATAATCATAAAATCCATGAATATAAGTCTGTATTCATCTGATTTAGAAATATCAACCGCCTTTTGGGTGATATTACGTATCGTATTTATAGAATTGGTTAAGTTCGTGTAGTATTCAGGTATAACTCTTGTGAAAAAATCAAATATCTCTGGCTTGTGCTTCTTTTTAGATATCAATAAAATTGGTGCTCCTCTAAATACTATAACTTTAGCCATGTGTCGATTATTTATCTCCCTGATTCTATTGTTGATGGTTTTATGACTAACTGACGTCATAATTCCTCTATCTAAATCGACTATGTATCTATTTGATAGCGGAGCATTATCATAAAATCTAATTCTATCCAATCTCAAAAAGAATGAGCTATATTTGTGAGACAACATTTTAGTTATTTCTTCTGGTGATACAACTCTTTTAATCACATCCTTATCCGTAATTCCAATCTTCTTCTCCACCTTCTCTAATGAATCCGATAGAACTTTAATCCTATCCGAATTTGAATTTTCGTTCTCATAAAAGTTTGTTTTTGTTTTTGTTTGTTCTTCCATATGACACATTGGAATAATAAGAGTCTACCGTTAATATCGACGTGACAATTAAATACATGAGATACCGTACGCATGGTTTAGTGGCAGTGTTAAGCTTCTTGTTACCATATATCGCTGCAAACTACTTTATGCAGCAACATATAATATTCAGAGGTTACTCCTAACTCGTTTCTACATGCGTCTTTAGATATCTTTCTTAAAACCTCACTATAGACTAATCTTATTACTCTTGACAAATATTTTCCTAAAAATATAGCCTTGGTGCAGACAATTAAGTCCTCTACCTTAAAAATCTTTGTATTCGAGGGGATGCTTTTTCAAAACTAGTTACTTTCTAGTTCTAATAATAACAATTTATACCCGACAAATAGAAGGCAAATTCTCCAAAAATCTTAGCTTGAGGGGATGCTTTCTCAAAACTAGTTCCTTATTCAGTCATCATCTAGTTTCAATAATAACAATTTTTACCCGACTAGTATAAGATAGTTGGTTCCG